CTTCGAATGAATTGACGAATCTAATAACATTCATCCACTCAGTGTCGGGATTACCGGCAACATCCCTCATTTGACCTAAGTCATCAAAGGTAACCGAAATAGTTTCTGGGGAATACCCGTCCATATAAACAGTTTCTTGCTGCCTGTTATACTCAAAATTCTGGGGACATTCATAGTAGCGCTTTAGGGTCTCATTATCTAAAATAGCCCCAGCCAAAGCACTCTTAAGACACTCCAACAAGTTGGATTTGTGTGTACCTGGGGAACCTCGGATGAGAATACCTACTGGTTCTACTCTGTAACCATTCAAATGAATATTGGCATTTTCAAAACTGACCCTAATTTTTGCTAGATGATTCTCATTTTTAATGAAAATACGCCTAACAGAATCGTGATCACGACCAGGAGGTATAGACTTATAGAGAGTTTTGGACTGCTCATGAAGCGCTTTAATCTCTGCGAAATTCACTTCTGATTTAGCATACTTACCATGGGCAATATCCTCAGTAATTTGGAGAACTCTATCTTCAAAAGCTTGTAAATAGGGATCATCAAATGATTTATATGGTAATTTATTAAGGCCAAAGAAGTCAGCCACTAAATTATTATAAATCCAGATAAGATTATCCTTAATGCTATCTAAGAACTCAGGTAGAGAACTTCTCAACCGCAGAGCTTCAGAAAACTGCGACAAACGTTTTTTATCAAGATCGGCACCGTTATATCCTAGGTAGGACATCCAGCCAACTATCATAGTGTCGTAGATTGCAGTAGTAGCAGCGGATTGTGGCACAATTCCTTCATCTCCTTTGGGGGCTTTAGAAGTTAATGCTGCACACAAATCAAGCACAACTTGCACAAATGAACTTTGTAGAATAGCCTGATATAATTTCAAAGGATTCAACGGAGTGTCACTTGTGCACAATAGCACAGTCACACAAACTAAAATAATTGCACTCTTCTTAGATGGTTTTTCGAGAAATTCCACCAAAAAGAAAACAATTAATCCAGCTCCTAATCCGGATAACACATCAGACGCTTTCTCAATAGCATTTTCAGCTCTCTTATTAAGATCAGAAAAAGCTTTTAAAGCCTCTGCTATGCCATTTTTAATATCAT